ATTACTTCATGTTTCTTTAAAGCGACGCGTCTTCGATGCCGGCGGTACGCAGCTTGATAATGTTACCAATCTGGAAGTGCAAATATTCAATGCCCTTCGTAACGCCCAGATACTTGTTTCGCAACATAGCTACTTGATTGATCAACAGTGCCAAGTCAAGGACTTCGTTATCACCATCAACAAAGTTTTTAGCTTCAGTTGCACTCAAGGCTCTGTCATACTTTTCCAAGTAAAAACGGAAACGTTCGGCTCGCTTCTTGTCCAGTCGGATATTCAGGAACTTCAAAATTGCTTCAAGTTCCTGCAACTGATTAAAACGATATTCGGCCATACCTGGAAGTTTCTTGGAGATCAACTCAATGCGACCACCCACATTGAGTTCAATACTCGCTTCCTTTAACTGCCCCTCGAAGTATGCAAAGCATTCAACCAAGGGAGTTAAATCGGTTGGGTCTTCAGTGATCTTGCTGTACCAACCGCTCATCTTTATTCGTCCTCGCCGTAACCGTCTTCGTCGTACGAATCAACATCCTCTTCTGGATCCTCTTCGTACAATGTTTTGTACGCTTCTTCCAGGTACTTGTCTTCACCAATGAGGTCCGCAAAGTCCTCAGTATCGAAGCCATATTCTTCAAAGAAGCGCAGCCATTGCTGTGCAATATCAGAACGTTTTGGCGCCGGGATGGTATCCCGAACAGCTTCCCACAGTTCTGAAATCAGTCGTGATTCGCTGTTCATGTATTACTCGCCTTCTTCTTCAATCAAAGTGATCTCACCAGTGTCTGGATCAATAACTTCGTTTTCCTTGTCAACATAAGTTGACTTGCCAGTACCACGCAGCGTGTCTTGAGTTTCAAGCATCATTTGCATCAACAGTTCGTCGCTGATTTGCTTACGGAAGTAAGTGTGCTCAACGCCAGCCACGTCAATGTATTGCAGCTTGTTACCTTTCTTGACAAAGAAACCCTTGTCTTCAAAGAACTCAATCAGACCGCTGTATGGGTCCATACCGGACTCGTAAGGGATCTTGACTTCCATGGTCTCGAACGGTTTCGCGTAACGGGACTTCATGATCTTGATCGCAGCACGAATACCAGTAACTTCAGTAGTCTTGTTGCCGTCTTCGTCTTCCTTCATCTTACGCTTGACCATTGCAACAACGATCGATGCAGCGTAAACCAGACCTGAACCACCACTCATAACCGGATCAGGGTTAAACGGATCTTGCGAAGCGTAGCTGTGGTTGGTAGCCAGCAAACCAATGTCGTATTCACCGAACATGTTAGTCACGTTAGTAACCAGTGCTTTCAGTGCTTTAGGCTTACGACCCATGTCACCTTTCATCTCGCCTTTTTCAAACTGCGCGATGTCGGTTGGAGTCATCAGCATACCGATCGAGTCGATAACGAACATGACTTTAGGACGCTGGTCTTTCGGCAAGCTGGAGTAATTGTCCTTGTAATCTTTCATGAAGTCACTGATGATCTTCGCCACGTCATCAATCATCGACGCGCTCAAACGCAACAGTTTGTCATCGGACGTGTCAACGCCCAGGGCTTTCAGCCACGATTCGTCCAGTGCATTCTCGGTGTCGATCATAACGACGAAAATGCCCATCTTTTGTGCTTCACGTACAGCATTACCTGATACGATAAAGCTCTTACCGGCACCAGACTCGCCAGAGAAGATTGTCGACTTGCCCAGCGGGATGCCTTTGAAGAAGTCGCTCGAAATCATGTAGTTCAACAGGTAGTTACCAGTTCCGACCCAAACAGTTGGGTCATTGAAACCGGAGCTAATACCTGGTAGTGCTTTTGTAATGTCCTTTCGGAATTTTGAAATATCAAGCGGGCGCATGTGTGTCCTTGTTATTATTGTTTTTTGTTTTGTTCAATTTGTTTCATCCATTCAAGTAACTTTTCAATTTCATCAATCGAGCCATTAGACTTTAAGCTATTCGCTTTGGAGCTGATTACAAATACATTACCTGGAACATACCCCAAATCTGGTATGAATTTATCAATCACGGCTTTGTTTGGCTTTCTACCATTCGAGTTTCGTTCATAACACAATTCAATACCAAATACTGGACAATGTGTGGGTTTATGAATTTCGTCTACTGTTATGTTGAACGGTAAGTTGTTCAACTTGGCAGCACGTTTTCTTGCCCCTAAAGCTGCTTCAAACGGATCATTCTTTTTGTGATACTGTCGAGCTTTGTATATTTCATCACAAGCTATGCAAGTGTGACCATCAACTCTACGCGGAGATATATGACCGTTTTTACAAACTTTACCAGTAGAATATTCAGTCAATCCAAGAGATACCGCCAATTGGCGAGCAGGACTTCTCTTTGTATTAGATGACATGTATTTTCCTAATGTGGTGTGTAAAACAGACCTGAAGTATTACACTTCAAGTCTGTTTTCGCGATATTTCTTTTTACTAAAACGGGATTATTGGTCGCCGTTCAGGGTACGCTGCTTGATGCGTGCCAGAATATCTTGTGCGTTAGGTTTCGCACCAGTGTTTGCACTTGCGGCCGCTGGAGCTGCTGCTGCTTGTGCTGGAGCCGAGTAAGCTGGCGCCTGGTTGAAGTTGCTGCTTGGGCTTGCTGCTGGAGCCGATGGGGCTGCACCAGAAGCACCACCACGCGCACCGTTTGGACGGTACAGAGCACCGTATGCTGCGGAGTCGAATGGACGACCAGCCAGCGAATCTTCGAACATGGCTTTGATCATGTCGACACCATCACGGTCAGGTTGTGCGCCCAGGAAGCTCTTCAGGTCGTACAGACCGTATTGCTCGATAGCACCCAGTTCATCAGTGTTCAGAGCACGGGTCTTGAAGGACCACTGCGAGGTACCGTAGTTCGCGTATTCGCCTTTCTTGGTCTTGGTCAGCTTGAAGTCGCGGCCACCAACGTAGTCGGTTGGCATGTCTTCCATTTCTGGATTCATCAGCGAGTTCTTGATGATTTCATAGATCGATGGGTTGATCACGAAGCGGCGGATTGGGTTCTCTGGCACCGAGTTTTCCTCGAATGGACTTGCGACCACGAAGCCTTGGAACAGGAACGACTTTTTCTTGTAGTACACACGAGCCAAGTCTTTCTTGCTGTCATCTTTCCACCATGGGCGGATGTGTGCAGTGATCGGGCAGGTGTTCGGCTCGAACATGTCAACGCAAGGGACTTGAACTTCGACTGGCGCGTCGTCTTTACCAACTACGCCCTGGAATGGGAGCTTGATGATTTGACGTTCGACCCAGAAGAAAGTGTTGTTCTGGTCAGCGTCAGGCAGGAAGCGAATGCTTGCCGAAGTGCCTTCAGGGATGTTCCAGAATGGGAATGAAGCATTGTCGCCGCCGTAGTTGCCGCCAGTTTTGCCTTCAGTGGATTTTGCTGCTTGCGCCAAGAGCTTGGCTTGGATTTCTTGAAGAGATGCCATGATATGTAATGCCTATTATTATTGTAGTTTTGTTTGTATTTCAGTTTGCCTAGTAACATGACCTTTCATCACGTTACATATCTATTTATACCACTGTGTCCCTACACAGCTTCTAAACAAATCTTTGTTAGCT